AGATGGTTAAAGAATGGAATGGATCTTTAGTTCATTATTCTGAGTTTGAGCCTAAACATCCTCAAATTAGAAGAAAGCGTATTGTAGCTGATGCAATCGCATTACAAAATACAAGACCACAAAGATTCCAACAACCTACTAATAGAGATGGTATTCAAGCAGATTCAGGTGGAGCATCCGTTGGTGTTGCTAATTTAACACTTCCTGGAGATTTTGCTTTTATTAATCAAGGTACATCTGAGATGAAACCTGCAGATCCATCATTACAAAATAGAAGAAGACAATTATCAATACAAGTTAAACCAGTAACAGTGAGTATTACATAATGGCAATTACACATGCAGATTTTTTAACACAAGTAAGAAATTACACTGAAGTAAGTAACACAGTCTTAACTGATCCAATTATTCAAGATTTTATTAGATCTGTTGAACTCGATGTTGCAGGTAAAGTTGATTATGATGACCTTAGAAAATATTCAACATCTACGTTTACATCAGGTAACAGATATGTAAGCTTGCCTGCTGATTTGACTATCATGAGATCTGTTCAAGTTATTGATGGATCAACAAGAACTTTTCTTGAGAGAAGAGATACAAGTTTTATTTCTGAATATAATAATAATGCTGCAACAGGTCTTCCTAAATATTGGGCTAATTGGGATGATTTTAATATTCTTGTAGCACCCATACCAGATTCTGCATATACTGTACAAATCAACTATATTACAGATCCACCAGAATTTACATCAACTAACAATACATTTTTATCTACTTATCAAGAATCAATGTTGTTACATGGTGTATTAACTGAAGCTTTTAGATATCTAAAAGGTCCTATGGATATGTACAAACTGTACGAAACAAAGTACAATGAAGAAGTACAGAATTTTGCTCTTCAACAAATGGGGAGAAGAAGACGTGCAGAATATGATGATGGGGTACCAAGAATTAAGATACCTTCACCATCACCAAATACGTAATTTTATAAGGAGAACAATTATGGCTATTACAACTAATGCAATTTGCAATTCATTTAAAAAACAATTGATGGGTGGCGAGCATGATTTTGATAGTGCTGCAGATACATTTAAATTAGCAATGTATACTTCTGCTGCATCTATTGGAGCATCAACAACTAATTATTCATCAACTTCTGAAGTATCTTCGCCGGCAGGTTACACTGCAGGTGGTAAAGCTTTAGTTAACCAAGGTGTTAAGGTATCGTCTGGTGTCGCTATTACTAGCTTCGCTAACTTATCTTTCACTGGTGTTACACTAACTGCTAGAGGTGCTTTAATTTACAACTCAACAACTGATGGTGGTACTGGTACTACTGAAGCAGTTGCTGTGTTAGATTTCGGTGGAGACAAGACTGCAACTTCTGGAACATTTACAATTCAGTTCCCTGCATTCACAACTTCCGCTGCAATCTTAAGAATTGCGTAATTAAAGGAAATAAAATGATATGGCCACTGGATGGGGTAATAAAACATGGGGTGCAGCAGAATGGGGAGACCTATCTGATGAATCCGTCTCAGTCAGTGGCGTATCAGGTAACTTATCAATAGGTTCATCAACAACTCAAGCTAACGCTGATGTTGATGTAACTGGATCACAACTCACATTTACAAATGCAGGAGCCGTTGCAGGTGCATCAGCTGATGTATCAGTCACAGGTATTCAAGGAAATCTTTCTATAGGAGAGGAAGATATTGCAAGAGGTATTCAACAAGACGTAACTGGATCACAGTTAACTACAACACCAGGCGCTGTCACTATTGATGACAATTTTTTAATTGGTTCTGGATGGGGAAGAGATTCTTGGGGATCAATGGTATGGGGAGATGCTTACTCTGCTCAAACAGGATCCGTATCAGCTACAATCTCTGTAGGTGCAGTTGCTGAAATTACAGCAGGTGCTAGCGCAAGTCCAACAGGACAAGAATTAACAGCTACTCCAGGTCAAATTACAATGACTGGAGATGCAAATATTGATGTTACAGGAATACAAGGAACCTTATCTGTAGGTGAGGTACAAGCACTATCCGTTGTTGGTAGTGAAATGACTATCTCTATTAGACCTGTAGATATTGAGGCAGGTGGTAATGTAACTGTAAATGTTATTGACGATAATTTAGATACAGAAATTGGACAAGTAACATTTGATATTGGAGTAACTGCAGCAGTCACTGGATTAGAGCTTACTTCATCTATTGGTGACGAAACTGTTACAGGTACTGCGAATGTAGATATTACAGGACAAGAGCTTACAAGTTCTGTTGGAGATGAGACTGTTGTAGCTGATGGAAATGTGTCTGTTACAGGCCTTGAATTGACAAGCTCTATTGGAGAGGAAACAGTTACCGCAGACGCTAATGTAACGGTCACAGGTATTGAATTAACAAGCTCTATTGGAGATGTAGAGCAGAACACTATATACGATGTAACAGGTGTTCAAATGACCCTATCTTTAGGTGAAGAAGGAACTGTTGCTAATGCAAATGTGGATGTTACAGGCATAGAATTGACTAGTTCAATAGGAAGTACTAATATCACAGCATGGCAAGAGGTTGATCCTGGAGTTAGTAATGTATGGACAGAGGTTGATTTAGCAGCTTGATTAAGGTAAAATTATAATTATTTAGGAGACAAAATTTATGGCATCTAGTTACTCAACAGATCTAAAACTCGAACTAATGGTCACTGGCGAAAACGCTGGTACATGGGGTGAAAATACAAATAATAACTTAAACTTAATTCAACAAGCAATCGCTGGATACGAAGCAGTAGCTCTAACTGATGGTGGAACTGTTGCTCTTGCAATGACAGATAAAGCTTTATCTAACGCAAGAAACATGGTTATTAAATTTACTGGAACTTTGACTACAGCATCAACTGTAACTATTCCAGATTCAATTGAAAAATTTTATATTTTTGATTGTTCTGCAGTTGTTGCACCAACAAATCTTACAATTAAAACTGCAAGTGGAACAGGTTTTACATTAGACAGAGCTGCAATCTATGCTGCGTATGCTGATGGAACAAATTTAAATGAAATATCTTTAGATACATTAGGTGGAACTGTTGCTGCAGCTCAAGTAACTCCAGCAGGTTCCGATACACAAATTCAATTTAACGATGGTGGTGCATTAGGTGCATCATCTAATCTAACTTGGGATGATACTAATTTAACAATAGGTTCAGCAGCAGGTGCAATAAAATTAACTGACTCTGATCAATCTCATTCAGTTTCTTTAAAAGCTGGTGCAATGACAGCAAACGCAACTTTTGTTTTACCAACAGCCGATGGAACATGTGGACAAGCTTTAACAACCGATGGCAGTGGAAATTTATCTTTTGCTGATGCAGGCGGTGGAGCTATCACTTGGGATACTACAGCTAAAACTACAACTGTTACTGCAGTTGCAGGTAATGGTTATTTTGTTGATACAACATCAGGATCAGTAACCGTAAATTTACCTGCTGGAAGTGCAGGAGATCAAGTTGCAATTGCAGATTACGCAGGAACTTTTCAAAATAATGCATGTACAATTACCCCTAATGGAACAGATAAAATTGGTGGAACAAACGCATCAGCAGCTTTAATTCAAGAAGGCCAAGGTGCAACTTTTGTTTTCGTAGATTCTACACAAGGTTGGTTAGCGGTAAGTGATGCTACATCAAACCCAAGAGCTAGTGATTATATTGTAGCTACAGGTGGAACAGTAACAGAATGTGGAGATTTTAAAACACATATTTTTACAGGCCCAGGAACTTTTAGTGTTACTTCTGGTGGAAGTGCATGTGGGTCTAACACAGTTGAATATTTTGTCCTTGCTGGCGGTGGTGGGGCAACAGGTGCCTCAGGATCAGGCGGAGGAGGCGGAGGTGGTTATAGAACCAACTATCCAGGTTCCGCTCCAATATCAGCAGGTGCTTTTCCAATTACAGTTGGTGGAGGTGGTAGTTGTGCCTCTGGTTCAAATTCAGTTTTTTCATGTATCACTGCTGCAGGAGGCGGTAGAGGTGGTAGTGCTTCTGGATCTCAAGGAGGTTCGGGTGGTGGAGCAGGTGGAGCATTCGTTCCAGCTCAACCAGGGCCTTTTACTCATTGTGGTGGTGCAGGTAATACACCTCCTGTAAGTCCCTCTCAAGGTAATCCAGGAGGACAAGGGTTTTATCAACCAGGTCCTCCAGCTTACAGAGGTGGTGGAGGCGGAGGTGCGTCTCAAGCAGGAGAACCAGGTTCTCAACCAAAAAAAGGTGGAGATGGTTCACCTTTATCTCCAACAATGATAGGTGCTTGTGCTGCAAGTTATGGAACACCAGGGCCAGCTCCAGGAAGATGGTTTGCTGGTGGTGGCGGTGGAAACCAAACTTTTCCATGTAACGTCAGAGGAGCAGGTGGAGCAGGCGGTGGAGCTCAAGGTGGAACATTTGATGGAACTACTAATACTGGAGGTGGCGGTGGTGGAGGAACATTATCACCTACTGTAACTACACCTCCAGGCAATGGTGGTAGTGGAATAGTAATGATAAGATATAGGTTTCAGAATTAGGAGTATATTATTATGGCACATTTTGCAAAAATTGGTTTAAACGGAAAAGTCATGCAGGTACTTACACTAAATAATAGTGATATGTTAAATGCTGATGGAGTAGAAGATGAAGTAGTAGGTCAACAATATTTAGAACAACACAATAATTGGCCTGCACAAATGTGGATCAAAACTTCTTACAATACAAGAGCAAATCAACACAAAGAAGGTGGAACTCCTTTTAGAGGCAACTACGCAGGTATTGGTTTTATTTGGGATGAAGACAATGAAATTTTTTGGCCTAAAAAACCTTACGCTTCATGGGTAAAAGATTTAACAACTGCTACTTGGAAATCACCAATTGGTGATGCTCCTGCATTAACTTCTGAACAAGAATCACAAAATACAGCTGCAACTCACAATTGGCTTTATGTTTGGAATGAAGAAAACCAAAGTTGGGATTTGACAAATATTTTAGCTTAATATATACCTCTTGAGGTATGCACAAAGAAGTTTTATCTGAACAAGCAATTTACTTTAGTGATGTTACAATGCCTAAAGGTTTTGAAATTGATCGTGATAAATTAACTTCTGATATTTTACAATCAGTAACTAAAAAATTAGAAATGTCATTTTCTAAAGATTATGACATGTTGAACACTTATGTTAAAGATCACATAGAAGTTGAGTACAGCATTAAATTAATAAATAAAGAAAAGTTTGGAACTGTATATAAACCAAAGCAAATGTCTGCACCTCTTTTAAATGTAAATCCTGTAGATTTAAAAAATTCAGCTGACTACACTATGCTTTATGGGGTAAAAACTGAAAACTGTATTGTTAAAATTTACTATGATGACAACAGACGTAAAAACAAA